GATGAACCGCTCTTCGCCATGTTCGATTTGCCAAGACGAGAGGTTAGTGTCAGCAACAAACGTCACAGCATATCCTTCGCCGCGAGCGCGGCCTTGAACGCCGACCACTCCTCACGCGACGGCTGCACGACGACGCAGCCCAACAAGCTGTCGCTGTCGTCCTCGACGTTCGCGGCGACTTCCCTCGCCGCCGCCTCGATGGCGCGCAGCCGCTGGTTCTCGGCACGCAGCCGATCCACTTCGTCGATCGACCGTTTCCACGAGGCAATCATGGCCGCCACCATGGCGTCGGCTTGGTCCTCGCTCTGCGCTTCTGCGTTCGGCGGAGGGCTGATAACCACCTTGCCGGTCAAGGGAGGAAGGCGGCGAGCCGCCTCAAACAGCTTGTCGATGTCGATGTCGGTCATGGTCAGGTCTCCTTGAGGGTCAGAACTTGTCGGCGATGCCTTGCCCGCGAAGTGCGTTGCAGCACTCGCAGGCGCAGGTGTGGTAGGGCGAGGGGAAGCCGGGGTAGTGCGTCGCGCTGCGGCTGCTGGCCGCTGCGGTGCGCCGGCGCTGAAACTCGCGCAGGCCGTCGAGGGCCTCGCGCGTCCGCTTCGGGTCCATGACGATGGAACACAGGTAGCGACGGGCGAGGGCCTCGTCCGGCTCGTTGCTGCCGATGTACGCGCGCAGCAGCTCCAGGTCGTCGACCGTGACGCCGGCAGCGGCGAGCTGCTCGGCCACCTGCAGGCGCTTGGGCGGGGCCAACAGCAGCACGCCGGCGGTCAGCAGAGCATCCGCTAGGGTTCCCGCATCCGCTCTGCTTTCTGGGAGAGAAGAGAGGGAGACCTCCTTCTCCTCCTCCTCAGAAGAAGAACCAGAAGGCAGACCCCCCCTACCCCCCCGGCTCTCCACAGCTGGGGAAACAGCGGGCGTGCCGATGTAGCGGCGCGTCGTCACGGCGCAACCCCCTCGGCGGGATTCTGCGGCGGCGCGCTAGGAGCCGATTTGCGGCCCGATCGCCGCCGAGGCTGTGGTGGCATGCCCCCTTCGTCGATCGTGGCAGGCGCGGGCTTCTGGCGGCGTTTCCGTGCCTTCCGCGCAGCCTTGAGCTTCTTGGCGATGGCTTCCTGCCGCTTGCTCGCCCTCGCGCGCTGGCAGGGCACACACTGCCCGTGCGCGGTGTACCTCCACGGACTCCCGCAGACGCGGCAGGGGTGGACACCCTCGTAGACGGTCATGCCGCTCGCGGCGGCCTCCATGCGACTCATCGGCATGCCGGACCCTCTACGGGATCGGCATCGGAATCGCAAGCGTAAACTGCCGAGGTCGCCTTCGCCGGCCCTCACCGGCGACCGACCGACCTACTGATGCACAGCATGAACTGGAGACCTCACTGCGGCTGCGACCTCGGCTCTCTCAGCATGCCGCGCGGACAAGAAGCGTCAACACCACGCCGCATGTCACGATCGCGGCAGCCGTGACGGCCAGGCCGAAGGCGGCCATCGGGTCACGCGGGAGGAGAGTGCGGCGGCGTCGGGCCATGGTCAGTGGCAGCTAGCGTGCAGCGGGGATGGGCGGGACACCGCAGCGTCCTCGCCGCCGCGACGGCAACGTACCGCCGACGGGCGCCAGGCGCTACGGCGGCGTGTCGCCCTGCCAGCTCACGCGCACCGTGCGGCCGCTCCAGCCGTCGCCGTACACCGAGCTGCCGGCGATCGTCACCTGCTGCACCGACACCACCGGCGACGCGATGCGCAGGCCTCGGTAGGCCGTGGCGAGCTGGCCCACGAACGCCAGCAGCGCGGCGTCGCCCTGCTCGCGCGGCGCGTACACGTCGGCCAGCAGCGTGCCCGTCCAGCGGTAGCGGTCGCCGTTGTTGACCGCGGCGCATCCGTCCACCGACGTGAGTACGCGCATCCACAGCGCGCCGAAGTCCGGCACCGGGCCGTTGTCGATGACGTACGGCACCGAGGCCGCCGCCGCCGCCGTGATGGCCGGCTGCCGCACTACCTCGAGCAACTGCTGGTGCGTCGTCACAGCGCGGCGATGACCAGGTGCAGGATGCGGACCACGGCGCGCTGCCAGGCTTCCAGCACCGCTTGCTGCACGCGCACGCGGTGCGTCAGCGCGCGGTTGGCGGCCTCGGCCTTCAGCGCCGCCAGCAGCGGCGCGACATCCTCACCACGCGCGATGCGCACCGGGATCAGTGCGGCGTCCTCGGCCATGGCGAGCAGGTCGGCGCGCACCTGCGGGTCGGTGATCTCGGCCTGCAGACTGCCGAGCAGCGCGTGCAACTCGTCCTTGACGATGCTCTCGACCTGGTTGGGCACGGCCATCACTTCACCCCGGCGGCGAGCTCGTCGGCGGTGATGCGGTCACCCCACGCGCGCAGGCCGCGCAGGTGCGTCGCCTTGGCGGCCTCGTCGAGCTTCGTGTCGGCGGCGAGGTACGCGACCATCATCGGCGAAAACCAAGCGTAGGTGGCGCGGTCGGCGGCGATGCGCTGGTGGTCAGGGCCACAGCAGCCGGCGACGAGCAGGGACGCCGCAAGCGCGGCACGACGGGCGAGGGTGTTCATCGGTTCTGTAGGATCTCGATGAGGCGCTGCTCGCGCTGTTGGTACTCCGCGCGGTTCTCGGCCAGGATGCGATCGACGGTGGACGCGAAGGTGCCGCTGATCTTCGACGCGGCGTCGAGGTGCTGCGACACGACGCGCTCGTGCGCGGCGCGCATGGCTTCCTCGCGCTTCAGGAAGTACCAGGCAACGCCGAAGGCGAGGCCGCCGCTACCGACCCCGAGGAACTTGTCCCACGGGATCGCTGCGATGTCGGTCGGAGACTGAGCAGCACCCGCGACGATGGCGACGCTGCCGCCGGCGACGATGCCGGCGAGGGTGGAGAGAACGCTTTGGGCCATGTTCACGGGTGTAGCCTGCTCGTCATGGTCGCTGCACTTTCTGTGGGGTGATCCATTTTCGCGCTAAGGCCTGTCCAACTACTTCCAGGTTCCCGACACCTTGACGAAGGGCGTGCAGGTCTTCCAGACCCCGCTGACCTTCAGCCACACGGTGGTCTGCTTCCACACGCCGCCGACGCGCAGCCAGACGACCGTGGTCGTCGGTGGGGCGCCAGTCGGTGCGAGCAGCGTGAGGAGCATGGCTAGCTAGCGCGCAGAGCGACGAGCGCCGCCTCAACCTCGGCCAGCTCGGCGTCGATCTGCTCGATGCGGTCCACGTCGCCGATGCGAAGCGCGCAGGTGCGCTGCGTGCCCAGGTTGACCAGCGCGGCCTCGTACAGCTCGATGCGTTGGGCGGTGTCCATCAGATCACCATCTGGCGCAGGTGAATTGCCGCCGTGTTGTGCACCATGTGGACGTAGAAGATTTCCGTCGCGCCGTCCTTGTAGATCACGTCGAACGCTGTGTCGCCGACGATCGCCGCGCCCTGCGGGTACAGCATCGTCGACCACGGGAACATCTCAGACCGGGCGAAGTCGTACGCGAACCAGCGGCCCGTCGCGTCTTTCTGGAGGTAGAGGCGGTCGCCGTGGTACGCGTACTTCGTGCCAGTCGTCAGCGTCTCCGCGTTCGGCGAGTAGGTGATCGTCGCCCAGGTGTTCGCCGCGAGGTCGTAGCGGTGCAGGGCCGCCGTGCCCGCGCCCTGGAACGAGTAGATGTACCGCCCGTTCAGGATTGCCGACTCGTTCGTCCAGTCGCTTTCGGTCGCGCTGTGTACCCAGTGCGCGCTCATGCCCGCGCCAGGAGCCGCCGCACGCGCCGCACCGGGAGACAACGTGCTCCAGGTGTTCGCCGTGATGTCGTAGCGGTACAGCGTGACCGCGTTGTTGCCGAGGTAGTACAGGAAGTTGTCGTTGCCCTCGATCGCGTAGACGCTGGTCGCGTCCGGCGTCGTGGTCCACGTTGCAACGGTGAGCGTGTCGGCGGTGTTCGCCGTAATGGTGCGGATCTGGCCCGCGCCGGTGCCGCCGGTGATTCGTACCTGCGAGTTGATCCACTGGCTGGCCGTCCAGGTCTTGCCCGTCTGCACGAGCGTCGTGGCCGTCGCGCTCGTCGCGGTGCCGGTGGCGAACGTCTTGAAGTCGCCGTCGATGATCGACGGCGTGGCCACCAGCTTGCCGTCGGTGCCGAGCGACGCCGCAAGTCCCGTCTGCGACAGCGTCGTGTAGGTGTTCGTGGCGTAGTCGTAGACGCGGAAGCTGCCGGAGGCGAGCGTGCCCCCCGTCAGCAGATACCATCGCGGCGTCAGCAGGCGGTACACCGTCGAGGCCGAGAACGCGCTCGCCTGCGTCGCTACCGTGATCACCGCCGTCGCGCCCACCGTGTTGCGCACGATGTCGAGCACCGCACCGTTGTTCGGACCCGACAGAATGTGGATCTTGTAGCCTCGAAGATCACGCGCCAGCGTCTGGTTGGTCGTGATCGTCGAGGTCGTGCCCGCCGTCGCGGTGAGCGACGCCACGCCCACCGTCGAACCCGTGGACCATGCGCCAGCCACCGCCGACGCACCCGCTGCCAGCGCGGGAGTCAGTGCCGGCGACGCAAGCAGCACCCACCCGTCCTCGCTCGGATTGTAGATGTACGCCTCCGTCGCGCTGCGGAGGAAGAACTGCTGCTGCCGGAAGTGCCGCGACGAGGCGATGCACGATGCGGCGGCGGTGGCGAGTGGAGCGGGGTTGCAGAACTCCCACCGCTTCATGTCGAGGATCTTGCGATTGCCGTTCGTTGTTGCCATGTGTCAGGTCACCGAGATGTTGCGGCGCAGATTGTCGGACTGCATGTGCAGCAGCGCCGGAACGTAGTCGTTTGCGGCGAAACCGCCGATCTGCGTCTGGTTCGTCAGTGTGCTGACGGTCGTGACCGTCGCAAGCGTCTGTGATCCTGCGATGCTGGCGGTGACGGCGAGGTTGGCCGCCGTCGGCTGCCTCGCCTCCATGATCGGCCAGCCCTGCGCAGACGGCAGCGACTGGCCGATGCTCCGCGTCAGCGAGTGGACCGCCATGCGCAGGGCCTCGATGGATTCGACCAGCTCGCCGTACGCGGCGATCGGCAGCGGGTTCGTCGCGCTGGTGTCCGTCGCGGTGCCGTCCGCACCATGCACGGGCTTCACGCGCTGGAAGAGAACGCCGCCGATCTCGTCGGCTGCGACCGTTGCGCCGCTTCCCGGCGTGTATCCTACGTTGTCGGCCATGGTCAGACGTACTGGAGGTAGATGTCGCCGTCAGCGCCGCCGGTCGGCGACGCGGTGCCTTCGGAGATGTTGCGGTTGACGGCGGACTTGAAGCCGAGGTTGGCGAAGTTGGATGCGGTGGCCGTGCCTTCGATCAAGGCGAACGCGTCGACCGTCGACTCGATCTCTTTGTACGCGACATCCGTGTCGTCGCCGATCAGCACC